CCCCGCAAACAAAATAAAATTACCATTATCTAAAGCTGAAGCAGTTGCTGCCGCCCCAGTAAAGAGCCTAGAACTTGGTATTGATCTTAAAGAACCATCCACATCAGAAAACCCACCTCCTGCTGAAGCTGCGCCTATAGTTGACAAAGTGGAGTCTAATGTAACTGCCCCTCCTACTCTTAAAGTAGATTTAGCAGAAACAGCCCCGCCTAAAGTAAATGTACCTGCGGCAGTAACATTACCGCCAAAAGCAAAGGTTCCTTTAGCTGAAGCATTACCTTCTATATGTAAAGTCCCTGTCACAGAAGCATTTCCAGTTACACCAAACGTTCCCCCGACTGAAGCATTACCACCAACTGATAAAAGATTTAACACTTCCATAGCACTTGCACTACTAACAGCAGAAGTTACAGCCGATCCATCGGTGTAAACCATCGCTGCACCTCCAGCGGGTACTGTTTGAGTATTAAATAAATTTGTTCCTGCTGCTGTACCGTTTCTTACTGAAACATCTACAGTGAGCGTATTATTTATAAGATAACTTTTTTCAACAGTAGGTAGAAGTAAGACATGACCTGCTGTTCCTGTTCCAACTAAGTTTAAACGAAAGTTTCTTCCAGCCTGCAAAGCATTTGAATCAGTTAATGTTACAGATGCAGTTGGTGCGTCATTGGCAAAAGTAACATCAGTTGTTCTTGCGATAGCTTCTTCAATAGCAGAAAGATTATTATTAGTTATAGTTCCCCATGCTCCAGAGTTTTCCCCTGTTCCCATGAGTTGAATTTTTAAATCTGGTGACGCTGACGAAGCCATAATGTTCTCCTATGCTGCTTCTATTATATCCCAATTGGGGGTTTGGTCTGTATCTACTTCCCCCCACACTAATGTTGTACCTGATGTTCCAAACCCTGAAACTCCTAATGTAATCTCTACCCTTGCATCTGCGTTAACAAGAAAGTCTCCTAATTCAAATGTTCCAGATAAACCTGTTATTAAAGCACTAGCATTTCCACTAACTGAAGGTGCTCCTAAAAATCCTGTTGCTGATACTCCGGTTACATCGACTCTATACGCTACGTCAGTAGATGTAGTACCTATAGAGCCAGCAGCACTGACCCCATCAACAGATACTTCTATTACTGGAGATCCGTAACCGCCTCTACTCCAAGTACCAGAACCCCATCCTATAAAGGATTCACTGGAAGCCATTTTAAGCTATTCTAATAATTGCAGCTGCACTTGTTGCCGCAGGAAATACTATTGTAAAGTCACCTGCCGTTGACGTTTTAGCTCCGCCAAAATCAAGCACAGCAACAGCAGCATTAGTTAAAGTAGTTCCAGCATTATTAGATGTAAACGGAGTGTTGTTGTATATTAATGCTCCGTCTGAAGTTAGAGTAACATTTAAAAAAGTTAAATCGCCAAAATCTACAAAGCCTGATGTAGATCCTGACGTTACTCCAACCACTGTCAACGCAGAACCTGTAGCTACATAGTTAGTTCCTACACATTCGCCTGCCGTAACAAACCCAGTTGTAGAAGCATTTAATGTTGCTCCAGATGAATACAGAGCAAGTTTAAACGTACTAGCTGCACTTGTACCTGTTGGATGAAAATTGTGCATACTTAACATTACTTCTTGTTTAAATGAAGTACACATTGCTTGTGTAATTGCCATATCTAACTCCCTATTCGTCTAAAATTTTTATTAACTCAGGATGCCCTGCTTGCCTAAACTTGTGTGCTAATGTTGTGTTGTTACTGCTTATAGCTTCTTTCATGTAGTGAACTATAACTTTTCTAATATTTTCTTTAAACGCTTCAGCTTGTTCTCTGATAACAGGATGTGTTTGACTGCCAACAGATATAATTTTATCCACAGCTCTTTCAGATATTTCTTCTGGGGTAAAGCCTCTATTAGAAGTTGTGTAAACTTTTACGTTTCCACCTAATAACGCTGATGTGCTATTTCCTATCATTTGACTTCATACCTCGCTTGTTCTGTTCTATACATATCTTGTCTATTTTTACCTTCACTTAATTGTTTAAGTAACGATAAGCTCTCATTATACCGGGCTGTATAGTTTGCTAAAACATCAGGTTCTGCTTTCATAAAAGTAGCAGCTTCTAGTAAAGCCCCGTATAATAACAACGAATCAAAATTATCCCCAAGCCATGATGTGCCTGCGGCTACAATAGACTCTGGATAATAAAAGTAGTGCAACTCTGTTGAGTAGTTTTGATCTGGTGTTGGGCCTACTATATATGTATCATCATCAAACAAAGCATAATGTGTAGGAGTTGCTGTGTCTGTTGGAATTGGAAATGCTTCTCGAATAAAACTAACATCTTTATTTAAAAGATAACTATAAGCTCCTGTAGTAGGATCAATTACAGCTAAAGAAAAATTAGCCAACCAATCTGAAGGAGTTTTTAAATATTGATTGCTTGCTGTTAAAGACCCTAGTACATTCTTTCTAAGATTTAAAAGTTGAACAGAGTTAAACACACGTTGCTCAGTTTGTTCGATAAATGTATTAACTTGTTCAGTGCTGGTTAAAGAAATAGAATTACCAGCACTATCTGTAAAAGAAGTGTCAGGGAAATCGTTTTCACAATACCCTTTTATAGTTTCATAAAGAGTAGCGTAATTCATTATGCAAGCCTAGTTGAAGACTTATTACCTTTTGTAGCAGCCCCAGATCCCCGCGTTACAACTGTTTGCGTATTTGGTACGTTATTCGGATACCCGTCAACTTTAGGCACAGGAACTTGCTCTGGTTGTTTATAAGTATTAGTATCATTTTTCATATATTTCTCCTAAGAAATTTCTATTACTACGTTGCCTACACCTGTACTAGCAACTAAACTATTTGGTAATCCTAATTCTAAAGGATCTGCAAACCCTACGGGGTTAAATCCATACTGAAAGTTCCTAGACTTTGATGAAGGAAATCTAGTTAAATCAGGCCGCGGATTACGAACTGCTTGCGGATCTTCTACTGGATACAACCCTAATGATAACTGAGGTTGATCTTTTTCCCAACATATAGGACACACAAAAATATTTACTACATTATTTTTAATTGTTAAAGGTTTTAATTCTTTTAACTTATATCTAAATCCACATCTATCACATTCTGCAATAGTATGTCTACCGGAACTAAATCTGTTACTCATAATTAGGTAATAAACATTTGTCGTGGAACAAGTCTATCCGATGCTTTTTCACGATCTTCTCCTGCAGCAAGCTCCCATGTTTCATCATACATACTCTTTAATAAAGTTAAACGCTCCATACCATTAGGAACTTTTAATGCTAAGTAATAAGCAAGTCCTGCTGTTAAACATGGTAAAAATCTAAAAGGTACATCAAAACTTACAGCCCCGGTAGATGCGTCTTGGATTCTTCTCATTCTCCAATACACAAAAGTATAAAAACTACTTCGATCAGGTACAGGCCATACATTTATATTTGGAGCCTGTGTTCCTGTAGGACTAGTAGTTCCAGATTGTCTATCAATATAAACTTGAATTGGTCTACCTTGATTTAATTTTGATGGAATGCTTGCGTAAGTAGAAACACTTATTCTGGAAATTGTTAAATCTGACTGATTAGAAACACTACCATCATTTGTTCTAATAACATGTTCTAATAAATCAACAGTATCTACAGGCAAATCATATTGTCCTGTACCCGCTGTCAAAGATATAGACCCTTGTTCAACAGTCCATAAATTAATTCCTCTATTAGCCCAATCTGCAAATAATAAGTTTAAAGAACGCCTTGCGGTTTTTAAATCATATCCGGTGCGTAACTCAGAACCTGCACGTTCAAATGCTTCTTCAACAATTTCTGTTAAATTAAGATCAAAACTAGAAGTACCTGAAGTTGTCATTAAGATTTCCTATATGCTTTTGTTTTCTTTGCTATTTTTTTCGGTTGAGCCACATATTGTTTACCTTGTTTCTTACCTTTTCGCTTAGCTCTACTAGTTGCTCTATACTCTGCATCAGATAATGAGGCAATTGCTTTAGCTGGTAAGTACCTTTCGCCTGTAGCTTTTTTACCTTGTGTGCTAGGTTTTCCACTTTTTGTTTTCCATTTTTGTTTTGTCCAATTCTTTAAAGATTTTTGTGATTTAGCTAAAGCCATGTATTGTCCTATCTAATATCTTAGTTTCGCCAACCCTCCATTTACAAAAGGAGAAGCCATTGATGCAACGCTAGAAGGAGCAGAAGCAGTAGAAGGTGTATTATTAAATGTGGATTGTATAGGGGCAGGAGCAAGACTAATAGGAGTTTGATAAAACTGTTGCCCTGCAATAACAGGGGTAGGCCCTGCAATAACAGGGGTAGGAGCTAAGTTTATTGTAGCTGCTAACGGATCATTTAAAGGCATTCCGGTAGGTTGCATTCTAGGCTGTGGTGTAAAACCACTTAATGGTTGAATAGTTGAAGTCGCAGGACGATTTGCTATATTAATACCCGCTAATCCAGTTGTAAACGAATCTTGATTTAAGTTAATGTTTGAATTTAAAATGTTATTAAGTTCTGCTTCAGACGGAGCATACCCCATCTCTTGCTCAAACATTTCAGCAGCACGGTTTCCAAACTCTCCACCTGTAATAGCTGTTTGTCTAAACGTAGTCGCATCTTGAATAGCATCAGGATTTTCATCTCTGTAATACTTATACGCTTGTAAACTAGGATCTCGACCTAATACATTTTGAAATTGTTTTACAGTGTTATCACTTCCTAGTTCTGGAATAACTGATTCAAAATATTTTTGAGCTTCGCCTTCATCTAAAGTTGCACCAACAGCTTTTCGGGCTTTCATAAAATCCCCATACTCAGTTGGAGCTGCGCCAAAAACATCTTGATACGCTTGAAATGCCCCTGACTGTGCAGCATTAGGGTCTTGCATCATTCCTGTAAATAATTGTTGTCTTTCGTTTGCATCTATAGAATCTCCAAACTCTGCTTTATAGTACGCTATATCAT